AAAACGATTGAGAAAATTACAGAAAGATTTATCACGCTGTCAAAAGGGAAGTAAAAACAGAGAGAAATCAAGAATAAAAGTTGCTAAAGAACACGAAAAGATTGCTAATCAACGTAAAGATTTTCTACATAAACTGTCTCATAAAATGATCAACAAAAGCCAAGTAATTGCTTTAGAGACATTGAAAGTAAAAAATATGATGGGTAATCATAAGTTAGCAAAATCAATTGCAGATGTGTCTTGGAGTGAGTTTGTACATCAACTTGAATACAAAGCAAACTGGTATGGACGAGAAATTGTCAAGATTGATACATGGTATTCGTCAAGTCAGATTTGTTCATGTTGTGGTCATAAAGACGGAAAGAAAGCATTATCAATCAGAGAATGGACTTGTCCTGAATGTAGAACACATCACGAAAGAGATATCAATGCTGCGATAAACATAATGAATGAAGGACTAAGNTTGCTTACTGCCTAAGAAGTAAGTGTGAATCGTAGGAACTACGAGGATAGCCTGTGTAAACTTGTGAGGTTACTCATATTGAGCAGGAAGCAAGCAAGTCTTTAGCTTGGTTACAGTTCACAGAATGGAGAGTGTGATGGGTAAGATTACAATATTAGAAGAAACTACAAAGAATCCAATTACTCTTATGGGAAAACGTGCTGGTATTTGCTGGGGATCAAATATAGATGATAACGAGAAGAATTACAGACGTGGATTAGATTGCTTGCAAAGTGGGCATGGTCGAGTTATGGAATATGTAAATGTAGAAATGATTATTGATGGATATTCTGCTAGAGTCATTAGAGAATGGTATACTCACTTAGGTGGTAGCCCAACTAGATTACAAGCAAGTACACGATATATTGATTATGAGAGTGGATTTGATTATGTAACTCCTAAATCAATTAGTAAAGACAAGGATATTCTTTATGACTATGATAATACAATGAAGAATATTCAAGAATCGTTAAAATCATTAGAGAGTTGCGGCGTTCCTAGAGAAGATATTGCAATGTTATTACCATTAGGTATGACAACTAAAATTGTTGATAAACGCAACCTTCGTAATCTAGTAGATATGAGCCACCAAAGAAAATGTAAACGTGCATATTGGGAATATAGAGAATTGTTTGGTGATATTGAAATGGAATTAGCCAATTATTCAGAAGAATGGAAATATCTTATTGCTAATTATTTTGAACCAAAATGTAAGTATTTTGGAAAATGCACAGAAAAGAAAAAATGTGTTGACAAATAACAACTAATATGATATAATAGGTTTATCTTAATAAGAAAGGAGATAAAATATGGAAGGATTTTCAAGAGAGATAATTGACCTTATCTGTGATGATTGGAATGATGATGAACAATTAGTAATTGATGCACTTGTTTATCTTTATAACACGACTACAGATGATAAAATGATTGAGCAAATTGAAATGGTCTGCAAGGACTATGGATATTGCCCAGATTGTGGTAATAAATTATCTACTTATGAATGGTGTGAAGTACATACCGAATTAGAGTATAATAATCAAGAGTGGTTTAATTGTCAAATGTGTCCGTGTTGCGATAGAAGTGATATTGAAGATTATATGAAAGAGGTGGAATAAAAATTATTAAAAGAATTAGAAAAATTAGAGAGTATTACTAATTGTATTGATATTGATTATCTTGATGAACAAGAATATAAAGAGGTGAAATAAATGGCAACACAAAGTCGCAAACCTAAGAAATCAACAAAGAAACAAATGATTGAACAAATTCCTAAAGTAATGGAATCCGACTTAAAGAAAAATTTTATCAAGAATATTATGATTGGATTTGAGAGTTGTAATCAAATGATATTAGATAAGATTAACAATGGTGCTACATTAGAGGAAGTTAAAAGTTTTGTTGAATTAAATTTAAAGAATAAAGATATTGTAGAAAAAGTTGCAAATGGGGTTGACAAATCAGAATAATTATGGTATAATGTATATAACAGTGAAAATTTAAAATTTAAAGATTAAAAGGAGAAAAAATTATGACAACAGAAACAATGACAATTCACAGAGGATTAGCAGAATTAAAGGTATTAGATTCAAGAATTGAGAAGGAGATTGAACAGACAACATTTGCATATCCAAACAGACATTCTAATTCAAAGATTAACGGAGAAACGATTGATATTGTAAAGGAAAACATTAAAGCAAATTATGATAGGATTAACTCTTTAATGTCAAGAAAGTCTGCTATTAAGAGAGCAATTGACTTATCTAATTCTAAGACAATGGTAAAAGTCGGAAATACAGAAATGACAGTAGTAGAAGCAATCAATATGAAGAATCATGGAATTAGTGATTATCAGTTGCTACTAATTAAACTTGAGAGTGCTTATAAATCGGCTATCATAAAGATTTCTAGTGAAAATAATGCACTAGAGGAAAAGGCTGAAACATATGTTGTATCAATGTATGGTGGAAAAGACACTAAGACAGATGCTTCAATTATTAAGAAAGCAAAGGAAGATTTTATTGAATCAAATCAATATGACTTAGTTGATGGAATTGGAATTTTAAATGAAATTAACAAGTTAAAAGATAAGATTGATAACTTCTGTGCGGAAGTTGATGCGGTATTAAGTGAGTCAAATGCGGTAACACAAATTTCAATTGAGTATTAGTAATAATTAAAATAAATATTGTTGCATATCGAAAACTATAAACTATATTCATTCTGTGTTTTGAGCTAAGGTGGTTCACAGAATACAAACTAAAATAAAACCGAAAGCAATCTTAATGCTAATAAGAATATTAAATCAAATTGGATTGATTAAAACATACAGTTTTCAACTAGAATTATCTCTAATGAGAGAGATAATATATGTTGAAAAAGAAAAAAAGACTGTAAAGTTTAAAGACCAAAGTTTAAATATTAAAGCATAAAGGTTAAAGTTTAATTTGTTCAAAGATAAAATAACAAAGGGTAAATAACAAAGATTTACAAAATCCTTGAATCATAGTTTTAAGTTTGAATATATATGACTTTTAGTTTTCTACAAGGCTGATATGTAACAATTTTATATAATAAAAAAAGATTGAAACAGTGTGAATGTTTATATATAACAGAGAAAATTGCAATCGGTGAGAGTTGATTGAATATATAGAATTACTTTACTATCCGAAAGGTTATGATAGATTGACTTGACAGAGAAAAATTGGTTGTATGAGAGTAGACCGTACATATTAAAAAATTAGACAAATTAAAAGGAGAAAATTTTAATGCAAGAAATTAGACAAACAGAAAGTAATGGTAGTGTTATTGGAGTTTTATCAGAAATGGACTTAAAGATTGAGGAAACAGAAATTGAAATAGAAGTCAATGGAAACAAATCAAAAAAGAAATGTAATCATGTTGTTGGTTCATTCTCAATTGAAACAGATAATGGAACATTTAAGTTCTTTGCACCAAGATTTGCAAATGAATTAAAGAAAGATGGAACTAAGAATAAGTTATATGATTCATGGGTTACAATAATTAACGAATATGTATCAAAACTAGATGTTGCAAAGAATGGTGGAAATGCGACTAGGGTTAAGTTAAGTGTTGGATTTAATTCATATGATAGATTTGATGATAAGTCAAATCAAGTTGTTCATAATTGTGGATTTACAAGTGGGTTTATGTCAAGAGTAAGCGACGAGGTTGAATCTTCTACAGATATTCAAATTGAAGGTGTAATTAAGAATATTAGACCTGAAATGAAAGATGATGAAGAGACTGGCAGATTATTAGTGGATTTTATTACAGTAGGATATGGTGATAAGGAAGTTGGTCAAATTGCAAATGTTGATACTTTCGTAGTTGAAGAAGATATTGCAGACGCGTTTGTAAATGGTTACTTTGATGAAATCTTAGGAGAGAATATTAGAGGTTATCAAGTTGGTGATACTTGTACTCTAAATTGTGAAATTAAAATGGAACACATTGGTGGGGAAACAAAGCCTACTGGTGGTCTTGGTCGTAAAGCAAAGGTTAAGAGTGGATATGATAAGATGTCTATTGTAGTATTCGGTGGGGAAAAACCTTTGAACTTAGACGAAGAATTGAATAAGGATAAGATTTATTCAGTTGAAACAGTTAAAGGGCTACTAAACGAAAGACAAATCTACATTGATTCATTACCTAGCAAGGCAAAAGCAAAGGCTAATAATGGTGGTGGAAATAAAGCAAGTGGTGGATTAGGAAATAGAAAACCCCAAGTAAGTAATGGTGATAATCCTTTTGGTGGAGATGCTAGTGCAAATCCATTTATGTAATAATTAAGTAGTTAGTGGGGAGTTTAATTACTCCCCTAATTGAATAGTAATATAAGTGAAAAGGAGATATAAATGTTAGATTTATTAAACTTACAAGAAGATGAAGTTAGTTATGGTCTCGATGGACTTAAAATTCTCATCTACGGAAAGAACACTCTAGGAAAAACGCCTCAAGCAATGGCATTTCCTAAAAGTTTGCTAGTAATGGGAGAAAGTGGTGGTTCTGCTTTAAAAGGTCGTAAAATTCAAATCAAAAAGAAGAAAGATTTTCTTGAATTAGTAGCACAATTAACTAATGAAAAAACACTTGAAAAAATGAGAGAGTCTTATCAAACAATTGTGATAGACACTATCGAAGATATTATTGAAGCATTTGAGACTTCTTTAGCAAAGGAATATGGTGTTCGTGATGTAGGAGAAATTCAGCAACTACAAAAGGGAAATCCAAATGGTTATTCTGTATATCGTAAAGAGTTTAAACAACAAATTAACTTATTATGTGGATGTGGTTATACTGTAATATTTATTGCCCACGAAGAAACAATTGAAGAACCTACAGATGAAGTAGATGATAAGGGAAATGTTATTATGAAAACATTTATTCAACCAAAGGGTTCAAAAGGAGATAAGGGTTCAGCACGTTTCATCAGAGATTTGTGTGATTTTAGATTTTATATTAAATCAAATGGTGTAGACCCAGTTTCAAAGAGAACAATTCTTTCTACTGCTTGGTGCGTTCAAACCGATACGTTTTATGCTGGTAGTAGATTCGATATTACACCTTTTATCAATCCATTTACTGCTGAAAATGTAATTAAGGCTATTGAAGATGCACAAAAGAAATCAGCAGAAAATCAAGGTAGCGAATTAAAATTGTTTACTAGAGATACTACTGATTATAAGAAAGAGGATTATATTGAAATTATCAAGCCTTATTTAGTTAAATTAGGTGGATTATATCCTAATGAAACGGCTGAAATTATTGCTTCACAACTTGGATATAAAGATGATGGAACAATGTATAAGATTACAGAAGCTACAGATGACCAATTAACAGAGTTAGAAGTAATTTATGGTAGACTAGTTGCATTTGCTTGTGAGAGAGGAATCAAGGTAGATATTAAGTAAATAAATAAATAAATTAAATAGGTAGAGCCACAAACTCTACCTATTTTCATAAAAGGAGAATAATAATGAAATATAGAAAGAAACCGATTATAATTGAAGCATTTCAGTATGATGGGGATCTAATGAATAAACATGGAGAATATTATGTTCCACAATGGGCTATTAATGCTTTTTATATTGGAAAGAGATATGGTAGATTAACTATCATATCTCTAAATAAAAAAGAACCAAGATTTAACGGAGAAATAGTAACTAGAGAGATCATCGTACTTGGCGGTGAAGTGATTTCTTATCAGTAACATTTGGGTTATAGCAGTTTTGCTCACTAACCCATTCTAAAAAAATAATACATAGAAATGGAGATTTAAGAATGAAATTAAGTAACGTATGGATTAACGGAGATTGTTTGAAGGAATTAAAGAAGTTGGACTCAGAAACAGTAGACATGGTTATCACGAGTCCCCCTTATCACAATTTGAGAGTTTACAGTAATGACCCATCTGATTTATCAAACTGTGAGTCATACGAAGAATATTACTATCTGTTAGAACTTGTAATTAAGGAATGTGAAAGAGTATTAAAGTCAGGTGGAAAGTTCATTATGCAGTACGAGGACTACAATTACACACTTGGTAGAGATAATAAAATGGGACAGGAGTCACTTACTGGTGCATTGAATGATATTTTCTTAAAGAATAACTTCTCATTATGGACTAAAGCATTTTGGAGAAAGTATTCAGCACAGAGAGCTATGCTTGCACAAGGAAACTTATATTACAGAAATATGAAAGCAAGAGATACAATTCTTGCAGCTAATGTTGGATTTGTATATGTGTACAAGAAAGCTGGTGATTGTGAGTTAATTAAGGCATCTGATATTACACTTGCCGAATGGGCTGATTGGGCTGACGGTGTATGGAATATTAGTAATTCAGGTATTGGACATACAACACCATTTGCTGAAGAACTTGTAAAGAGATGTATCAAATTATGGTCTTGTCCCGGTGATACTGTATTAGATCCATTTGCAGGTGCAGGTACTGTAAATAAGGTAGCAATCGAAAACGGCAGAAACGCAATCGGCTTTGAACTGAATAAAGAGTTTTATGACTTAGCAATCGAAAAGAGATTTAGTTTATGGACAGATGAGGATTTAGAGTCCGATGATTCTATCGAAAATATGAAGGCAAGATTCCAGACAGAACTTGACGCTGGCAAAGAGCAGTCTGCAAATGCCAAGGAAGAGAAGAAGGTTCAGAAGGAAATGACCGATAAGAAGAAAAAGTTACAGTCTGATATTAAGTCACTGACCGAGGAATTAAAGGCTCTTGGCGTAAAGGCAAAGGAAATCAAAGAAATCAGAGACAATGCTAAAGAAAAGGTGAATGAACAATGAACGAAATTTGGAAAGATATAGATGAATTTGCAGGTCTTTATCAAGTAAGCAATTTGGGGAGAGTAAGAAGAATTGGTTCTTACTCAAACCAAAATTCATCTTGGGATTTAAAAGAGCCTAAAATGCGGAAGATAACTCAAGGTATAAAAGACCGTGTATCTCATCTGCAGGATTCAAGTGGAGATTTGCAATGAATAATATGAAAGTTGGTGATATTGTAAGTGATTGAATTAAGTATTCCAGTAGAACAGATACCTTTTATTAGGACTATCGAGGGCAGAAAGTTCAAAGATGGCAAGTGGTTATTTCCGACCACTGCCATCAAGAAACTTCAATCTTTAGGACTTGTAGATTCTGATGTAAAGGTAGAAGAAAAAGAAATTGTAAATTATGAAATGTCAAGTCATCTTAGACAGTATCAAAAAGATATTGTGAATAAGGCTTTGAACGAAGGTTGTTATGCGATTTTCGCTGATACTGGTACAGGTAAGTCGAATATGGGACTTGAAATTGCAAAACATTTAGGCAAAACCATTGTACTTTGTCCATTATCAGTAATTGAAACAGCGTGGATTGACGATTGTAAAACATTCTTCCCACAGCTAAAAGTAATAAATGTATGGGGAAATTCAAGACAAGAAAGATTGAACAACTTAAATGAGAACGCAGATGTATATGTGATGAATTATGAGAGTTTTAAAATTCTTAGGAATGAAATCAGAAATGCAGATTTTAAGTGTCTGATTGTTGATGAGAGTTCTGTGATGAAGAATATGACCAGTCAGATTACTTCCATTATATTAGAAGCGATTGATTATATTCCACACAGATTTGTATTGTCGGGCTGTCCAACTCCTAACCATAATAGTGAGATATTCCCACAGATGAAATTAGTTGACACTGATGTTTTCGGAAATAACTATTACGGATTTTTGGCTAGATACTTCCATCAAGATATGGAGAATCCACATAGATGGTATCAGACAGAAGATGATAAGGAAGCATATTTCAGACGATTAAGAAATAAATCAGTATTTCTTCGTAAAGAAGATTGTGTTGATCTGCCAGAAAAGATATTCGAGGTAAGAAGATTTGACCTTGAAAAGCAGCAAAAGCAATACTACGAGGATTTGGTTGATGATATTAGAGAGCATATCAATCAGTGGTCTAAGTTTGAATTTACTGCAAAACTGATGAAATTAAGAGAAATAACAAGTGGATTCGTTATCAATAAAGACCAGTCCGTAACAGATTTTAATACAAATAAGGATAAGTTATTGTATGAAGTTCTATCAGAGATTGGTGATAAGCAGGTAATTGTATGGTGTCAGTTTACGCATGAGATTGAAAAACTTGCTGAAATGTTCGGTGGTGTTGGTCTTACCTCAAAGGCAAAGAATCGTGATGATGTAATTCGCCAGTTCAAGAACGGTGAAATCAAATTGCTATTCGCTCATCCACAGCTTTTAGGTAAGGGACTTACTTTTGTGAATTGTACCTATAATGTGTATTATTCTATGAGTTTCAGTTATGAAGAGTTCAAACAGAGTCAGGACAGAATACATAGAATCGGGCAGACGAATAAATGCACCTATATCATCTTACAGGGCAAGGGGACTATTGATGAAAAGATATATAAATGCCTGAAAAACAAGGGAAGTGCTGTAGATGAACTATATCTTGAGATGGGAAGAAAATAGCATACAATATGTAGTGTTTATGAAATAGACAAACACAAGATATAGTGATGAAATTTACAACAAATGTGCATTTTATTGTGATTAGAAAGGTGGTGGAAAATTGCATAAACCAAAATATATCAGATGCGGTGTATTCTCTACGAGTTACGAGAATGCAGAGAGGTACATAAATTTTATATACGAAATTGCTACAAGGGATGGTACTATTGTAGATTATAAAAAATCTAAATACGATTTATCCATTACACTAAAAGACGGAACAAATTATGTATATATCAATCCTAATCTTGGAATAAGAGGATTAAGATGTTCAAAAGCAATTATTGATATAGATACAATTACAGTTCAACAGATTCAGACACAAATAAAACCAGTGTGTATTTATTGTGAAGAATCAGATTGTCAAACAATGTCATATAAATCAAAAAATAGTTATAGAGCATTAGAATTGATTCATGACTTACAAAAAATGGTTGCAATTTATGGAGATAAGCATGTAAACGTACAGTCGTTTGATGACGATTTACCAGCTTCTATTATTGATTATTAACCTATTTTTGTAGATAAGAGGGAATATGGGTTTTTGATTAGTTAATAGCAACAAATGAATCTTTTATGAAAATTCACAAGTGAAAGGAGAAATAGATTATGTATCAGAACTGTTGTAAGAAGTGTGGTAGCATTGATTTATTTATTTTAGATTCCTATACAAAGTTAAGGAAAGATACAATTAGTATTTAATTAAATATAAGCCATTTTAAGACCTATTTTATATATACCCTAACAAGTTGTCATAAATAGGTCTAAAGTGGCTATATAAGTTTTAGAGAAAGCGAGAGAGTATTATTTATGGCAAAGAATCCTAAGTGTAAGCATTGTCAACAAGAAATATTAGATAAAACTTTAGTCACTAAAAAATCAAATGGGTACTATCATAATAGTTGTTTAGAAGAAATGGAATTGGCTAAGAGAAAATATAAGCCACAAGAGAATACTCCAAGAAGACAATTTACAGATATGGTTGTTGAGTATTATGTCAATAGTGGATATGATAAAAATTTAATTCAGTGGAATACAATTCAATCTCAAGCAAATAAACTTATGAAAGAAAATAGTCAATATACTTATCCTAGTATGACATACACTTTGTGGTATGCAATGGAGATTGAGCAAGCACCGATTAGTGATGATAGAGGAATTATAGGGTTAATAGAGTTTAACTTTGACAAGGCTAAGAAATATTATAATGAATTAGAAGAAATAAAAAAGAGTATAGATGAGTTTGAGTTTGAAGATAGAGTTGTCGTTGTGAATAAAAGTTTTAGCAAGAAAAAGAAATATAAAGAGTTGACATTTGATTAAAGGAGTGATATAATAGGTTTATCAAATGAAAGGAAGGTATGAGAGTATGAGAGAACATACATTTGAAAATTGTCCTAATTTAACTTGTAAAACAAAAAGTAAAATTGAAGCATTAGAAATGGTGCAAAAAGAAATTGAAGAGTATATGGAAAATGTGTATGAATGTACTTTTGACGAAGTTGTTAAATATCAAATAGAACACGATAATAATAATTTATCATATATTGTAGAAGGAATTATTGAAGCAAATGAAATTATACAAGAAATGATTGATAGTTTAAAAGATAGTAAAATATTTAATCGCATAGGAGAAAATGATAATATTTCTAAATTATTAAAAGAAAAATTTGTAATTGAAGAAAAGCCTTGCAAACGGTTAGAAATTAAATCAGACGATTATCCATTTATGAATGATAAGGATATAGCAAATATTCCTACTACTATGGAAAAGATATATGTTAAGAAACCAATAGAATTATCAGATGTTATTGATAAATTAAATGAAGTAATTAGAAAGGTGAATGGTGAATAAAAATGGGAAGAATGTGTGGTAAGTGTGATTTTGAGGACACAATAGAAATTCACAATATAGACAACATATTAAAATCAAATGTATACATAGGGTGGAATATTATTCCATTAAAATTTGAGTCAGAAAAAGATTTAATTCCATATTATCCATATATTGTTGCTTTGAGTTCTACAACTAATGGAGTGGATGAAATTAGATTATCAACTGAATCTTATGTAGATAGAAGTGAACGAGAAAGTTTAGAATTTTATACAAAAGAGTGTCAAAGATATGTAAATAAATGTAAACGTAAGAAAGTAGAAATTGATTTAGATCATTTTGACACTATGTATAATCAATATAATAAAGATATTTATAAGGAAATTTTAACTAGGCTTGTTGATAAGTCAAAAGAATTTACTCTTGACGGAATTTATTTACCTATGGCTGAACGTTATAGGAAAGAATTATATGACGAAATGATTAAGAATGGTTGGGATGAAAATAAAAGTAAGAGATGGTGCTTTGGTTGGAGAAAGGAATATCCGATATAAATAAATAAACTAGGAGGAATATAAAATGTCTTTATATTCAATAAATGACGCACAAAATGTATTGGGTTGTTTACTTAATAACCCTTTACTTTTATTAGATGATAAATATAGATTAGATAAATACGATTTCAAGCCGAATATGCTACATTTTGTTGTATTCGTATCAATTAGTAATTTAGTATCACAAGGGGCAAAAGAAATAAGTGGTTTTGAAGTTGACCAATATTTACAGAATTTTAAGCAACAAGCAGAGATATTTAATGATAATAATGGGCTTGAATTTTGCAAGGTTATATCGGAATTAAATAGTAGTGATAATATTGATGTGTTCTATAATAATGTTAAAAAGTTTAGTGTGCTTAGACGATATAAAGAGAATGGATTTGACATTACTAAATTTTATGACGAAAGTAAAAGTGAAAGTGACGAATTAAGTAAACTTGCTAGTGTAAGTGTTGAGGATATTTTAAGTTATTATGATAAATTACAAACGGAAATAAGAAAGAATTTTTATACTAGAACCGACATTGAAGAAGTAAAAGTAGGAGATAATTTATTTGACATTAAAGAAGAATTTAAGAAAACACCAATGTTTGGCGCAACAACTTTTAGTAAGAAATTAAACACTTTAACTAGGGGGTGGATTCAAGGCCAATTAACAATATATTCTATGCCTAGTGGAACTGGTAAATCAACATTAGGAATAGAAAATTGTGTACTTGTATCGGCAAAAGAAATATGGGATTATACTCAACATAAATTTATTTCTAATCCTACTTATACTGGTAACGGCTC